TGAGAGATGTTTTATATTTGTCGTGCACGTGCACACGCTTAAACTGTTGCATATCCCGGATAACCTTAAGGCTACCCGGGTTCACACCGACAATACCATAAGAAGACATCTTAATGATATAAGGCGCGTTTCTTTTATATTAGTTCCAACCAAACATGGAAATGTCTGTGTATTCACACCATGGATACACTTCTTCGTGACCCACGAAGTTTTGAGCTCGGATTCCCGCCTCTTCGCACTCTCTGCATATATCAATGTTGTCATCAATGATGAGATCGATCGCCAAGCTTCTGCATATGTCAACCTTTTTGATTTCGTGGTCGGTAAAACTGTTCGTGATGACCACATCGTCGAACATACCTGGAAAATTTCTATTTAACCACTCTTCGGTCTTATCTCTCGAACACGCCTGTCTTCCCGTCACGGCATATATTTTTTTAGATCTACCCCTTAATCTAACTACCCCGAGTTGTGAATTAAATATAGGTTTTAATTGTGTAAATTCAGAGGAATTATAGAATTCTGTTACCATGCGCCTCGATTCGTCTTCTGAAATGTCAAACATTTCTCGATACAAATACTTATATTTCGTATTAGATGGAGGCATTTTGTATCCTCTCCATTTCGCCATGGGCTTCACGAATGGAACGAGGACTTCATCGATATCAATGGCAACTCTCTGCATTTATTACTACATCATTCATAATCTCTAAATGCAATTCCTACCGGGAATCTAGGAACACCTAGATCAGTTAAATTTTGATACTTGACGGTAAGCATCTTATCAATGTACTTGTTGCCATTCTTAAACATTTCACGGCGTTTCTCTTGTGTTCCTTCAGGTCTCACGGTAAATTCTTGACCGTTTTCAGTGACACACACCCATATGGGAGTTCCAACATCTTTACCCGTACACTCTCGCATTCCGATGACTTTGTATTCATCTGTCTTAAAATCCTTGAGTTTTAAAAGGTAATTGCTTCTCTTACCAATTTCATAAACACTCGAGGGTTCGCGAATCATGGTTCCTTCATATCCAGCATCCATGTACTGTTTGTGTACGATTGGGAGATCACTCTTTTTTTTGACCCATCTCGTCTCCACGGTAACACGTTCGAGTCTTTCGTCGAACGTCAGGTCTGGCTGATTTGTGTCAAAATAGTCAAACACATGAAATTCCAGGGCTTTGGGATTCGTCTTAAAAAGACTTGTAATTTCCTCAAATGTTTTGTTTGGATCGTAGCATTCGCCATCCAAGTATTCACCCTCTTTGAGACCTTTTCCAAGATGTTCCGTACCAGGTACAATTTTACCAGTTCGAGATATACCACCTTTGTTAGATACAAGGAGACGAACACCGTCAATCTTTGGTTGAACATAGAATGGTTCACTAATGTACTTGTGTCTATCTTCCCATTTGTTTGCTAACATGGGGAGAATGGGCTTCTCTTTTTGGTTTTCCCACATGGTTCTCGCACGTTTGAGAGCGCTATCATATCCAAGCTTCACGTGTATAGTGGAAACAGACTCTTTTCCACCAACCATACCAGTCTTTTTGATGATATTGGCGGTGCCGTCGGAAAGCTTTTCGACACTGATGTCGAAGTAGCGCTTTTTGCCGTTTTTGTCGGTTTTAAAAATTGTTTCCATTATAGTAAGGGTAGATATGATTCCGGTCGTAAATTACGAGCGAATGGAGCGACTTAAGCCTCCCCCACCCACGAATATTCCATTAAATGCGAATACCGCGTGTGTAGTTATTATTATATTAGCTGTTATTGGTTTGTATAAAAGAAGTGTCGACGTTAGTCAATCGAGGTTACGACGTTATACTTGAGGCATTCTTCGACATTCAAGTAGATGTCCTTCTTCATGAGCTTCTTGAATTCCTTTTCTGGGATTTCAGTCTTTTCACCGTAAACCTTGGTGATCATGTCCATAAACTTGGAGCACGAATCCATCTCGTTCTTGAGGTCTTCAAACTTGCCCCAGAATCCATTGGTCGACAATTGGTGAATGAGGATGTGTGCATTCTTACCCATCCGGCGTTCGTGACCACCCAGCAACATGAAAGTGGCGGCACTACAGCAGGCACCTTGAGCGATGGTTGTGACCTTTACACGGGACTTTTCAATGATGTTCATAGCACTCAAGCCCGCAAACATTTCACCCCCATCACTACAAATGTGAATTCGGATTTCTGGCTTGTATCCCGGGCATTCGATAGTTTGTTTGAGCAACTTCACCTCGAGTTTCTTGAATTCTTCTGTAAATTCAAGAATATCGTCCGTCGTCACGTCAGAGAAGAAGAACATTTCATTTCCAATGATTCGAGTGGTCTTGAAATCATCTTCGCCAGTGGTAGCAATTGGCAAGATAGATGGAGCTGGCATCTTTTATAAAATCAAAGTGTGTATGTTTTAAGTAGGTTTCGGTTGGTATTCTTTGATCTTCTTTTTGATTTGTGAAACCTCCCTTGGTTTAAACTTATTACCGACCGCGAGGTGATTTATGACATCAAAATCTTGTGGTGTGAGATCGTAATGTGTGTACATCTCCATATCCCCATTTTTTGCGTATTGTCTTAATAGAGAAAGTTCCTCGTGTTTCATCCCACCCGTTTTGAGACATATCTTTTTGTATTTTTGGTTCCGCATTTTGTAATTTCCAAATTTTGTCCAAAAACTACCAGGTCTTATGATATTTTCATCTATCTTTTCACCTAAATAATATTTCGGTGTACTCACTACGGCGTGTATGAAATAACTCATGGAGTCCCACATACCATGATATATACCATTATCGTGTATATCTGCGTCCGATAATCCACGGGCTATCTCATTTATTTCGACACCGTTTGATTCTGGATAATTTTCGTGTATCATACCCCAAATGTGACCGTGTTCAGACATGGCATCCATATCACGGAAATCACCCTTTTTAGTGAGAATAGATATCGCGAGTTCTTTTGGTTCAATGAATGTATCTTTATCGTCAGACAAGTCCAAATAATGAAAAAAATTATGTATGTTTCCTTTGCATTTTTCTGCCATATGTAATGCTCTTTTGTCATTCTGCCTGAGTGTGGCTATTTGATCGGGTGTTCTTTTTGGTACTATTATGAGTTTGAAATTTGGTAACATGCAAACACTCGTAGAACATACCACAAATGACCCTTTTGTGTAAGATCCACCCTCTGATATGTAATCTATGATCTGCCTTTGTGCTATGACATCATGTCTATAATCTTCCATAAACACGTGTAATTTTGAGTTTTTCATCTCATCTCTCAATTTAAATCCAGGTGTAAATTCAATGCTATTTTCATTATTCAAAACACTCTCTAATATGAAAGTTTTGCCAGTACCGTGGCTACCACAAATCATCACATTTTCGCCATCTCTTACGTATTTATCCAATAAATCTATTTCTTTTTTGTGAAGCGTATAAAGTGTGGGCTTTTTTTGTGTCTTTATTTTAACAAAGGCGTCCATGACTGAAAATAAAAGTGATGACCTCGCTAATCAGGCTATAGATATTATTTTTGAAAATAATGCTATTCAAACTAGAATCATAGACCCGATAAAAAGGAGGTTATTTCCTTACTTATTATGTATTGGTTTCTTTAATTTAACTTTGTTCATTCTTGTCGCATTCATAGCGAATCATTTATTCAATCATTCTTCTTCCCCTTCCTCTTCTTGAGTAGCTGATTCTACATCAGTTTCCTCTACCACTTCTTCTTTTGGTTGTACCACTTTCTTTGTGATTGTTTCTACCGCGGCATTCATGCGTCGCCGAATTCCAGTTTTTTTGAGTGGATCTTCCATTTTTCGTTGACCGGGCATGACGCGTCCACGCAATTCATCGAGTTCATCTTTGAGTTCGTTTTGCGACATGATTTGAGTTGGATCCTTGAGTAGACTCATGATGGAATACTCCTTGATAGCCTTGAATGGCATGATTGGGTGAATGTGCAAAATTTCTGGTTTTCTAAAGATGTTATCATCTGGGAACTCCTTATCGAACGCAGTCAAGATCTTCTTTGGGATCGGTGGGCTTTGTTCGATGAGTCGATCCATCTCTTGTTGACAATCGTGAACCATCTGCGCACCATCAGATGCCCTGTCCACGAGCGGAAGGTTAAGTTCGAGCCTGATTTTACGCGACAATTTGCCGTACAACTGAGACGCAGAGCGGTGACTTTCCATCAATTCATTAATCTTGAGGAACTGCATGATGGTCGCGATGATACCCGCGATGAGGTTGAGACCACCGATGATGGCGGGGACTGCGGAGCGAATACTTTCAGGGAATTGCTCTTGGGCAAAGTTTGCCGTACCGGTGATGGTCGAGAGTACGATAACGGGGAGTGTAAAACGCATACTCAGGGTTTGAAACATCAAAAATGCTTGGTAGTTCATGTATCTGTAACACGCCGCGGCTTCACCCCAGTCCTGGAGAACTTTTTCTTGCTGGGTGTGCCACTTTTTTGGCGCATCTGGTTTTTCGATATCTTTTGGGAAACCCACGATCATATTGTTCTCACTATTTTCTTGGCTCATATTAATAGTAATGAACATTATATTCTACATTCACCTATTACTGTTCTTGGCTGTACTCATAGTACCGTTTCTTAAAAACAAAGAGCTTTTAGAACTTTACAGTATACTTATACCATTCATATTTTATCATTGGTCAGTCAATGATGACACTTGTGCGTTAACCCAGATGGAAATGTATGTCACAGGAAACAGTAAGGAAGAGACTTTCTTCGGGAGAATCATGGGACCCATCTACAAGATGGATGACACGGACGCAAACAAACTACTAAAAACTGTCATGTTTGGTTTGTGGTTGCTCGTGCAATATAGATTGGGTAGAATAGTTCTCGCCTAAGTCAAGTGTGTCCATACTAAAAATCAAAACAAAAAATATGCCTTCTTACGCTCCAGTTTACGATTACAGATGGGGATCCGGTACCAACACGGTGACAGATCGATCTATTTTACATAGTGCACGAAAGTTCTTAATCGTAAATGGGAGAAAGCGTGAAATCAATTACATTCCTAGAATAGGTGATCACGGGATTCACGGGGGTGTTTTGCAGATCATGCGTGGTCAACGTGTTATCAACTACCATTAGATAAAAAATAGATGTTATGTATGTAATAATGGATTACAAAGAACCAAAGAAACGCGTCACCAAAAATGACAAGAAACATAGTAAACAGGTGTACTCCAGTAAACACGTGAGAATTAAGACCGATATATTATTAAAATCTAAGACTAATAATAATGAAGTCCAAAACTAAACACACGGCTTTGCTTATAACCATATTTGTTTTGCTACTCATAATTTTGTATATGCTCACGACTCCTCCTAAGATTCAGCGCATTCACACGAGAGAAAGGGTCGAAGTTCCAGTTCAGATCCCAGTTGAAAAAGAGTTCAGATCACCTCCAATCAAGGAGTACAAGCCCGAGCATGTGCAGCAGATGGGTGTTTTGCTGGGAGAAAATAACGAGACGCTTCCTCTCTATGGCAAAGAAGTTCGTGGGCGACGCGATAGATATCATTACTACACGGTAACACCCGGTGATCAGATGTATTCTCTTCCAGTGTCTATGGGTGAAAGAGACTGCATGGATGATATTGGATGTCAAGAAATTTACGGGAATGAAACCGTAAACGTGTTAGGTCAGTCTGGTGACTTTTCCGCGAAATTGTATCGAACTGATAACTTCTTTTAGGCTTTATCTTCTTCTTTTTTAGGAATCGCCGCTAGTACGCGGTGATAGGTATCCAAAGTTACTAAACACGATAGAGCCACACACGCGCCTAAAGACGCGAACCCAACTGGTTTCAATGGTACTGGAACCCACAATCCTATGAACTTCTTTCTCATTATGTTTGTTATCATGATGCAGCAGCATAGGATACACAAAGCTGACATGGAATAGTGTTTGTTCTTGTCGAATGGTACAGTTGGACTGAATGCATCCTGACCCGGTATGATATTTATACCTAGTAGATTAAGTATTGGCAATATCAAAAAGATCATTTATATTTACACAGATTTTATATTGAGACCAAACTCAGTATTCATGAACTTAATCGCGTCAGACATGTTTGGGTGACTCCATAAGAGCCACCTGGACCAAAAACCAGCGGTCTTCAAACCCGAGATTCCCCAATCCTCGAGTTTGCTCCGTCTCAATCGTAACATTCGCTCGTGCACACGTTCTGGATCACTAAATTTACGCGTGTCTCCACCTCCGTGTCGTAAAACATAGAGTCTCATTCTCATGGGATCTTTGTGTATGGTATAGTCAGTGTATCCCTTACCACCAAAGTCTACGTGATCACCGTTAGGAAATGTGACCCTATATTTTTTATCACGGATCGGACTTTTTTTGAGAGTGACTCTCATTATTATTTATATCCGAAAAATTTTACAAAAAAATTATTTTTATTTTTAAAACTTTTTTCTTTCAAAAGAAAGTTTTAAAAAAAATATTTTTTTTTCTAAAAAATTTCTGAGATTATAAAAAAATTATTTTTATTTTTAAAACTTTTTTCTTTCAAAAGAAAGTGTAAAAAAAAATAAAATTTTTTATTCATTTTTTTCGAGAAGACCACTAAATAAATTTAGGATATCGGTGAAGTAGTCGAAGGATGCACCCACGAAGTTACCTTCATAGTTTCGTCTCAGTATGTTATTGGTATCATAAACAACGAACAAAGCAAACAGGGGTATGATGATTTCCGTGTATTTCTTACCGGAGAATAACCTTAACAAAATCAAACCTATCAGTGTTACGAACAACACAGAACCGAGTGCACGAAGATCGTACCCGAGCATGTATGTGATGATACCGAGTGTAAACATGGCAATGAAAATCGTGACTGCATCGAGAAGTGCTTCTTTCGCGTCTTTCTTACCTCTCACACCCAAGAACATACCCGCGACGGCGGACATGGCGGTGAAAAGCATGAATCGCGTGATGATATTCTTGGTGAACGCGAACATGAGAAGTGCGACGAACCACGCGATCATGTATGTGAGTGCATTCTTGGCGAACGCCTCACTCATTTTTGGGTCTTCTATGGTAGCTTTCGCAAAGCCATATGTCACGAGTGACTGAAATATCAAGTTTGCGAAAACCTTGGATAGGAACATTCTATTAATATACACATCTAAATTAATTTAGTTTTTCAAGAGCGCGTAGTGGTGGTACAAGTGTATACCATTGATGTACAAACCAACTGCGAGTGGGAAAAGAAGACCTGGACGCTTCTTGTATACGGCTGGGAGTGCCATGAGAACGGCGAGGAGCATCATCGAAAAATAGATCACTGGTGGTGCAATCAATCCGGTCTGCGTCCTATTGAGACCCATGAAGAAACGCTTGTCGAGAGTATCGACTTCTTCGGTTGGCTCTGGTGCGTAGTATTCCTTTCCTTTATAACCTGGCATTTATTATAGATGGAGAAAATAATCAAGTGTCTCCTGTTTCCAATCGTGATGATAGCGTTCGATTACTTTAAGAATCCGATCGATCGCTTATATTTTAGAAAACCACTCAGACCACTCGTGGGTATTAGAAATACACTCATAGATATGTTATTATACAAACCATTTTACCATCCACAAGATTTTAGTGACGTGTGGATATTGCGATTATATCATAGAGAAATGCTTGAAGCCGTGTACGAAGGGATGGGTGAGGCGAAGAAGTACTATTTCCACGATGAAGATGCATGGTTTGAGAATACGGATAAGTATTACTATTACAAACTCGAAGATTTCCCACTCATAAAAAGGCGCGTAGACATGATGCCGAGTGTTGTGGGTGGTATGATAGCCGTAATGGATGGCCCGATATCTATTCCGCCTCACCGTGCGGAACACAACTTATATCTTCGATACCATCTCACGCTTGAGGGTACGAGCAAACTCGATACTGAATTTGATACACACGAACATAAGGCGGGAGAAGATTTCATTTTCGATCATTCGAGGTACCATAAAGTTGAAAAGACCACGGATGATAGAAGGATTGTACTTATTTTAGACATTAAAAGATTTTAACATACGAGATGGTGTCTACACACGGCTTCATATGATTCAGAACCACCCACGAATTCTACTTCATCCGTGTATACGGTGCGTTTCGTGAATGGACCCAGTGTACCATCTTTACACCTCATGCACAAAGCTGATAGCTTCGTAACACTTTCTGCTACAGGTATGCACTCTAAAATTTCACCAAACTTATCTTGTTTATAGTCAGCATCTAGACCCGCAACGATCACTGTCTTTTTTAGAAATAAACACATGTGTACAAAATCTTTGAGATTAGTAAAAAACTGCGCTTCATCTATAGCGACGACTTCCGAATCACAAAATCCTTCATTCAATAGTGTGTCTGCGAGGTGATTTACTTTTATGCAATCAAATTCTACTTCATCGTGTGTATGAATCACTTGTTCTGCAGACCTCGTATCTTTTGCGGAGTTTATCACAGATATCTTCTTACCTAGAACCTTGTATCTCTTAAGACGCCGGATCAGCTCCGACGTCTTACCAGAAAACATGTTGCCTATGATTATTTCGAGACTCATCTTATCCAAATCTAGACTTTTTTGTTTAACTAAGTCAAAGGTTGAACACCTAAAATTAAAGATGATTCACAGGGCGTATTATAACGGACAAATTGGGTTGTACTGCACTGAAACTGGTCGTGTTAAATTTGGTGACAAAGTGTTTCACAGCATTGAAGAAGCGATTAAATTTTTCGGAAAGTAAAGTATGGCGAAGATCATCACGGCACAGTTTCTCACTTGGAAACTCATGGAGTTAGATACGAACACACGGATTAAACGCACGAAGATGCGACCACCTGTGAAATGCTGTCCACACTGCAGAGACAAGAAGTATGTGTATAACCCAAAGACAGATTCATACAACGCGTGTCGTAGATGTAACAAGGAGGAAAAGAAGGACTATAATTGGTTTGACCTTTAGATTAAATCTGTATTATAAGTAAGATGACCCTCACCGATCAGGAAATATCTAAGAAAGTTCGCGAACTGCGAAGAACAAAGGGTCCAGTATACGCACCCCTTAAATATTTCAGAGGGCTCAAGACACTCAAGGACGTAGAAACTAGATACATGAAAATGAAAAAGAAAACATACACGAAATTCTCTACCGATAAGAACGTGAAAACGCGCACCTCCTCGTACACGAAACGATTCCGCGAAAAGTACCCGAACGCGAAGTCCCTCCCCGAAATAGCGAAGGCAACGAAGATACCACTAAAGACACTGAGAACCGTGTACGATCGAGGACTCGCCGCGTGGAGAACCGGACACCGACCGGGCGCTTCTCCACAGGCGTGGGCATATGCGAGAGTGCATAGTTTTGTTATGAAAGGTAAGACGTATTACACGGCGGATAAAGATTTAACCAGTTCTGCGTCTTAATGTACCCCTGCGTTCATAAGTTGCAAGTTTATTTCTATTAGTTGCTGCTGCATCTACCTTTTTAATTATTTCGTTTGCGGTTAGTTTTCCGTTATCGTATTGTTTGAGATAACCATTTACGAATACGTTATTTAGTTTTCGTTTTCGTATTTGCATCTCTAATTTTTCTCGAGCCGTGTTATTTTCCCATGTTACTCTTTTTTTAGGCATCGAAGGTCTCTGCTTAGCTGGTCTGGGTGGGAGTGTCACTTTACTACCTGGTGTAGCTGACCGTTCAGTATTGTTACCCGATTGGGTATTGTTCATCATAGGTGGTGTATTTAAAATTGTACTAAATCCATAAATGGTCAGACCACTCTTAGCATTTTTAGCTCCAAGTTTACTTACATCTTCTATAAATAGTTTCGGGGATTGTCCAAATAGATGACGTTGTACATATCCAGACATACCAACAAATGCACCATCAAATGTAGCTCCACAAATATTTTTATTAAGTTGTTTTTCTATCGCCGATACTACTAAAATTTGCATTAAATCACCAAACAACTTTGATATTTTATCACCCGGTGTGTTTGAATTTCCGGCATTAGCTTTTTTAACACTCGTTTTAATTTCTTTACCATTTAAGAGGTATTTAAATCCGGAATTTTCTTCCTTCATTTCTATTTTGATCACGCCACCAAAATTAAATGTAAATTTTTGAAGATTAAACCTAGTTGATGGTATTTCATTAGAATTGAATAGTTTTGTTTGTAAAATGTCTATCAAACCACCGGGTTTACCCATACCACCCCTCGTTTTATTCTGACCTCTACCTGGATCGAGTAAATTTGGTAGAGTAACGAATCGTTTAACAAATTTTTGTTCTTTTGTACCACCTTGTGCTACATATATAGAATTATCTATAAGTTTAGAGAAACTATTAAGGCTACTTTCTGAATCTATGCACAAATGTATCGTATTAGCACCTGGTTTTCTGAGTCTGGATATACTACGGCCAATGTCGCGTTTTGGTATATGTATACGTTTACCGGATTTCCATAGATCTGCAAAGTGTTCTTTGTGTTTCCGTTCCAATTCACCTGCAATTGTTATATCAACTTGTTGTTTATTTGTGTATTTTATTATTTCATATTTTAAGAGTTTTTTTACCAATTCGGATTCTTTATTGAATTTTACATTCTTGTTATCTGTAAGTCGTTTTGCTATATCACCTTCTAAAAAACTGGAAAATCCATATTGATCTTTAGTCAATAGATCATCATGTTTAAGATCTCCCCATATCATAAGCAGAAAATCGTGAACTACATCTTTTTCATTAAAATTATATGTAGTTTTTTTAACTGTGAATGATCTTTTAATGAGTACGTTAAGTTTTTCTTTAAGAAGGGATTTAGTTTTGTTGAGGTTTTTGGGTATTATTTGTTGGGTACCTGGGACGTTTTTCTGTGCACTTATCATGGCGACAGCAATTGTTCTTTTGTTTTTATTAGTCTGTTCATTTCTCAATTTAGCCAATTGTTCAAAAGTAACCTTTGGTCTATAATTTTTTTTAACTGTTTTTCTTATTTTATTGGGATCGTTATACGTTATTCCTACTTCATGTGCAATTTTTATTGCCGTTTTAATTGGTATTTTCATGGGACTTATCCCCGATTCTAGTTGTTTCTTACCCAATAGTAAACGCTGACTTTTAGTAAGACCATTGTTACTTGCTTTTGATTTAGGTGCGGTCTTTGTCTTGGCCGCGGTCTTTGTCTTGGTCGCGGTCTTTGTCTTGGCCGCGGTCTTTGTCTTGGTCGCGGTCTTTGTTTTGGGTGGTATAGTTCTACCTGGCGTTTTTCGTGTGTCTTCTGGTGAGAACTTACTAGCCTGTGTTCTAATTCTACTTGTTGCAGTTCTACCAGACATCTTACATTAAACACACAAAAAAAGTACCTAAGTCACATTGACATATCATTAAAATCACAAGACTCAGTCAAACATGAACTCTCAATCTATCGCTACCTACATCGCCAACCTTGAAAAGGAGAACGCCGAACTCAAAGAGCGTCTCCGCAAATGTGAAGAAGAAAAGGC